TGCATACGATGGTGTTCAGTTTACACTGCGATTAAAAGACCCACGCATTCCTCGTGTTCAGCAGATCATCACAACAACACCCAAACCAAAAGAATTAATTGTTGATTTGAATGAGGGTAAGGTTGGAGGTGATGTGTATGTCATCAACGCCAGTTCATACGACAACAAAGAAAACTTATCAGCTACGTTCTTCAAACAGTTAGAGTCATACGATGGAACTGACTTAGGGCGTCAAGAGATCTATGGTGAAATCCTAGATCCAGAAGCGTCGGGTATTATCAAACGTAAACAATTCCGTTTATGGTCAGCAAAGAAACCTACACCAAACCTTGAATACGTGATTGCCTCATACGACCCTGCAACCAGTGAGAAGACACACAATGACCCAACAGCATGTACAGTCTGGGGCGTATTTGATCAAGAGGACGCGGGCACATCAATCATATTGCTGGACTCTTGGGATGCACATTTATCCTACCCAGAGTTACGACGTAAGGTGATTGAGGACTTCAAAGAGGTAGTCTATGGATCTGACAACGAGTTCGGTAAGGGACGAAAGGTAGATCTCATATTGATGGAGGATAAGTCAGCTGGTATATCATTGATCCAAGAACTCCAAGGTGCCAATGTCCCAGTTAGGGGTTACAACCCAGGCCGAGCAGATAAAGTTCAGCGTCTTAATATTGTAGCACCTATTGTTGCTAAAGGCAAGGTATTTATACCAGAAGATATTAATATAAAAGGCGAGTATGCAGAGTGGGCTAAACGCTTCATACGACAGGTATGTTCGTTCCCAGAAGCGGGCGGTCATGATGACTACGTTGATTCACTTTCACAAGCACTACGAGTTCTCAGAGACTCGGGATGGATTCAATTAGATCCGTTACCATCAAGGGATTATTCATACGCAGATGACTCTTCTAAGAAATATGCAAACCCATACGCTCAATAGGGCGGAATCTTTTCGGATTATGTATTAGTGTGCTTAGATATGAATCTTTTAGGCACCTATAATTAATATGGCAAAACAACCGCAAATCGCAATCCAAAAAGGTGGAAACTTGCCTACGTTAGATGATCGTGAAGACGATATCAAACAATCTGTAGAACAGGATGATGAGACTCATGAAATTGCAGATGATCTTGGTATTGATGATGCCGATGCAGAACAGGAAGTTATTGAATTAGACGATGGTTCTGTTGTTGTAAACTTTAAACCAACAAAAGGCCCACAAACAGATCCAGACTTCTATGAGAACTTAGCAGAAGTCTTTGACGATGGAACGCTAGACTCACTAGCAAATGAATATTTAGATTATATTGATGTCGATAGAGAATCAAGAAAACAACGCGACAAGCAATATGAAGAGGGTTTGCGCCGTACAGGTTTGGGCAAAGATGCTCCAGGCGGTGCAACATTCGACGGCGCATCCAAAGTTGTACATCCAGTTATGGCAGAAGCTTGCGTGGATTTCGCTGCATCATCAGCCAAAGAGTTATTACCCCCAGATGGTATTGTTAAGTCAAACATCAAGGGTGAGGCAAATACAATTAAAGAAGCTACTGCAGAACGTAAAGTAAACTTTTTAAATTGGCAATTATCAGAACAGATACCTGAGTATCGTGATGAGATGGAGCAGTTGCTAACACAACTACCATTGGGTGGATCACAGTTCCTTAAATGGCGTTTTGATCCAGAACAAAAACGTCCAACATGTGAATGGGTACCGATTGACAACATCTTGTTACCTTACGCGTCAACAAACTTTTATACTGCGTCTCGTAGTACAGAAGTACAAGACATTACAGAAGACATCTATCTACAACGTATTGAGCAGGGTATATACCGCGATACGGATGCTTCATATACATCTGACGCTCCTTTAAACGACCAAACACAATCAGAAAAAGCTAACAATAAGATTGAGGGCAAAGATATGCCTTCTAAAAATATTGATGGTCTTCGTCGTGTTTATGAGATTACTTGTTTTATTCGTTTAGACGATGATGATGTTTCAGAAGGCAAACGCGCTCCATACATTTTAACAATTGACGAGTCAAGCAGCAAGGTTCTTGGCCTTTACCGTAACTGGGAAGCTAACGATGAAAAACTTCAAAAATTGGATTGGTTCGTTGAGTTTAAGTTTATTCCTTGGCGTGGTGCTTATGCTATTGGCTTACCTCATCTCATTGGCGGTCTTTCTGCCGCTCTTACTGGTGCATTACGTGCTTTGTTGGATTCAGCACATATTAATAATAGCCAAACATTACTTAAATTAAAAGGTGGTCGTATTGGTGGACAGTCGGATCGTATTGAACCGACACAGGTAGTAGAGATTGAGGGAGCTCCAGGTGTAGATGATGTACGTAAATTGGCTATGCCAATGCCATTTAGTCCACCATCAAGTACATTGTTAAACCTATTAACATGGTTGACAGATGCAGCTAAGGGAGTAGTAACAACAGCAGAAGAGAAGATTGGCGAAGCTAATAACAATATGCCAGTTGGTACTGCACAAGCACTAATTGAGCAAGGTGCCAAGGTATTCTCTAGTATTCATGCACGATTACATCGTAGTCAAGCTAAGTCATTAGCAATCATCTCACGTATCAATCATTGGTACTTAAATGAGATGGATAATGAATCAGGCGAAGAAATTGAAGTTAGAGACTTTGCTAACAACAATGATGTCCGCCCAGTTTCAGACCCTAACATATTTTCAGAAACACAACGCCTAGCTCAAAACCAAGCAATTTTACAGCTTGCTAGGGAAGCCCCACCAAACATGTTTGACCTACGGGCAACTTATCGTAGGGTTTTACAACAACTCAAGGTTCCAGCAATTGATGAGATATTACCAAACCCACAAGGTGCAAGTGAATCTAATCCAGCGTTAGAAAACGTATCCATGACAATGGGCCGTCCGGCCGCAGCATACCCAGACCAAGATCATCTAGCACATATTCAAGTACACTTGGAATACACAAATAATCCAGCGTATGGTGGTAGCCCAGTAATTGGGCCAACATTAACACCACATATGTTAGATCATTTGAAACAACATTTAACGCTACATTACTTGCAATCAATGCGTTCATATGTATCTCATGCAGCCGGTGGTAAAGATGTATTTAAACTGCATGAAGAAAGTCCAATGGACGCTGAATCTCAGCAAGCATTGGCCCTAGCAGCTCAGATGGTTGATCAAGATGCCACTCAGATCCTAGGTCAGTATTTACCAAAAATTAATGAGCTTGCACAAAAAATGCAACAGATGCAACAAGGTCAACAACAAGCTGCTGCAGATGCAGATCCAACGGCTCAAGTTATCCTTAAAACACAAACGGCTGAGACTCAACGTAAAGCTCAAGAAGCTCAGGCTAAAATGCAACTTGAAACAGCATCACAACAGCAAGAGTATCAAATTAAAATTGCTGAATTGCAACAAAAAATGCAAGAACTTGAAGCTAAATATAAAACACAATCAACTATTGATTCACAACGTAACGCCACAAACATTGCAATGGCAGATATCAATAACTCTTCTCGTGAACGTATTGCAGAAATTTCAGCTCAAGCTCAATTATCACAAAGTCAGCTACAAATGCAACACGAGCAAGACACTACAGCGTTCATGACGTCACAAGAAGCAGCTAGTGATATCAGACAGCATGGTATTGATATACAACAACAAGCATTTACGCAACAAGCTGAAGCAGCTCAACAGCAAGCACAACAGCAAGCACAACAGGCACATCAAGCTGATCAACTCCATCCTGGTTATCTGAAGACCAACGAAATGAAATTCAAGAATTTTATGAAATGGCTAAAGCATTAGAAAATATTTTCCCTTGGAAGCAACATGTAGATCATATTGTTCCATTAAAAGGTAAAAACGTATCGGGATTAAATGTTCCTTGGAATCTTCAAATATTATCAGCGCATGAAAATATTACAAAAAGTAATAAATATTAGGGCAGATATAACTATTGCTGTGTATTAGTAATAATATACAGCAATAGAAAGAATATCGCATGGTTGATTTAATAGGCGAAATCCTGAAGAGGATTAAGGCCGCAGAATTTAATACTAAAGAAGCGTTAGCTTCTGGTACACACATCCAAACTTTTGAACAATATCAGAGGTTATTGGGTACTTGTGAAGGATTATCACAATCTCTCACATTAATCGAAGGCATCCTATCAGAGGACGATGAAGATTTAAATAACTAAGTTCCGTATGGGACAAGGAGAATGGCCGTATGGCTATAGTAGCAGATTATAATGTAAATGCTGAGGCTGATTTAAGAACCGAAGCAGAATGTTTCCCAATAATAGACCCGGGTGTAGAAGTTTCTGGTGATCGTGTGCTAGTTCAATTACGTCGTCAGAAGACAAAAAGCCGTGGTGGTATATTTTTAGTGGAAGAAACTACTCAAACCTTGAAATTTAATGAGACTGTAGCAAAAGTTGTCCAAATTGGACCTTTGGCATACAAGAGTCCAGATACTTTAGAGCCTTGGCCTGAAGGTAACTGGTGTGAAGTGGGTGATTTAGTGAGAACTATCAAGTATGGTGGTGATCGCTACGTAGTAGATGCAGAAGACGGTGAAGGTGCAGTGATATTTATTACATTGCAAGCCCGTGAAATCATCTCTAAGATTAAATCATTTGAATTCGCTCAAAAAATGAAAAGTTTTGTAGATTAACTTTGTATAAAGGATAGAAAATGGCAGAAGAAAAGAAAAATATTCCTATTAAGGAACATGAGGATGGAAGCGTACAAGCAAAGCTTAGCGCTTCAGACGTCGAAGAGTATGATGGGTTCGGAGTCGACGAAAAAGAAGAGAATCCCGAAGAATTAGAAGGTGATGAAGAAGGTGAAGAAGAAAGTTCTGAAGAATCTAACGATGATGATGCTGATAGGGAGCAAATCCGTGAAGCCCGTCGTGAAGAGCGCAGATTAAAGAAAGAATTAGCAAAACAGCGTGAGGCATCATCCAAACATAAGATTAGTGCACTAGAAAAACGTAACGAAGACCTAGCAAAACGCCTAATTCAACTAGAAAACGGCGCTGCATCGCTTCGTTTTGCACAGATAGACAAAGCCGTGGAAGATGAAGCCACCAGAGTCGAATATGCAAAGATGAAGATGTTACAGGCCGCCCAAGCAAATGATGCTGCAGGTCAAATTGAGTATTTAGATCAATTAACAGATGCAAAACAAAGATTACTGCAAGTACAGCATTATAAAAAGAAACAGTTAGAAGAAGCTAATCGTCCTACCCAAAATGTTCCAACACCTATGGCTGCTGAGGTTCAACAACAAGCAACCCACTGGTTAAAGAAGAATTCTTGGTATGACCCAGAAGCTCGTGATACAGATAGTAGAATTGCCAAAGTAATTGATCAAGAGTTAGCATCAGATGGTTGGGATCCAGCGGATTCTGAGTACTGGGATGAGCTTGATAATCGTTTAGCTGCAAGATTACCACATCGTTATACAGCAGGCAGCAAGAATGCCAAAAGGTCTGCAGGACCTACAGCATCGAGCCGTGTAGCGAATACATCAACAGGTCGACCTAATACCATCACATTAAGCCGTGATCGTGTTAATGCGATTAAGGATGCTGGTGCTTGGGATGACACAGATAAACGAAATAAAATGATCCGCGCATACGCTTCGTATGACCGCGCTAATAAAGGATAATTATAATGGCTAACAATCGAATCACTCGCGACTTAGATGATCGCATTTCTGATAGAGTACAAGAAGTAAAGGACAGGTCTACATTGGCCAGTTCAGATGATATCGCACATCGCGAACGCCTAGATGCGTTCAGAGATAAATGGCAAAATAGTGCGTTGCCTGATATTCCGGGAAGTGCAATCCCAGGAATGCACTTGTGTTGGTTGAGTACCACCAATACATATGACAGTATCGACAAACGTATGGCATTGGGTTATGAACCAGTTAAAGCTAGTGACTTAGGTAAAGGCTTTGAAGGACTAGGTAAAATGAGCTCGGGCAAGTTTGAAGGCTGTATTACTTGTAATGAAATGATTCTCTTCAAGTTACCTGAAGATGTCTATCAAGAAGTTATGCATTTGTTGCACCTTGAGGATCCCCTCGAGCACCAACGAAATATCACGGCTAATGTTCGTGACACCGCTGATGGTAAAAAGGGCGGGCGTAGTATTTTGGAAGGCGGACTTTTGGAAATGGAAAGAGATGCTTCAAAAGCAAGTAAAAACATTCGTTTTCAATAACTAACTTTAAACACAAAGGAATAGACATATGTCTACAGTATTTCAACCCTTTGGTCTGAAACCTGCCTACCACCCAAGTGGACTTGATCGTGCAGTACCTTTTGTCGGTACTAACTCATATTCAAACGGCGTTTCATACAGTGCTAACTACTCTTTGTCTTCTGGTCAATCTTTTTTCCAGTACACTCCAGTAGCTATCACTACAACAGGCCAACTTACACTCGCAAACCAAGCCGCAGCATCTGGTAAAGTTTACGGTTCTTTTGACGGTGTAGAGTACACTAACTCAGATGGTCGTCGCGCAGTTGCGAAGTCAATCTCTTTAGTTGCTTTAGCCGCCTCAACTCAAGTTATTTTCTGGATTTTTGCAGACCCTGCATTAGTTTATGAAATTCAAGTAAACGGTTCTGCTACTACTAGCGCCGTAGGTACTGAATACAACTTTGATACTACAGCAGGTTCTACTGTTTCTGATGGTTATACTATCGGTATCGGCGGATCAGGCTTCTCTACTACTGCGTTGCTTGCAACAGCAGTTGGTACTGGCGTTCAAGGTCAAGTTCGTGTTGTTGGATTAGGCCGCGAAGCAGCTTACCCAGCAGGAAACACAAACGCTTGGGGCGATGCATTTACTATCGTTCAAGTTCAGATCTCTAACAATGCATTTGCCGCTCCGTCGGTCTCTGTATAATTAACGAAAGGAAATAGCAATGGCAACCCCAATGCGTAGTACGGACTTTCGTGCGGTAGTCGAACCGATTATCAACGAGGTCTTTGATGGTGTATATGAGCAACGTGATGATGAGTGGAAAGGTTTTGTTGAACAAACAACCGGTATTCCACGTAACTATCACGAAGAAGTAATGTTATTTGGTATGAACGCAGCTCCTGCAATGCCTGACGGCACTCCAGTTAGCTATGACCAAGGTGGTACGTTATATATCACACGTTTTATCTATCAAATTTATGGCTTAGCTTACGCTATGACTAAAGTTTTGATGGAAGACGGCGATCATATCCGTATCGGCAGTACTTTTGCAAAACACTTAGCTCAATCTATGATTGAAACAAAAGAAACTTTATGTGCTAACTTATTGAACTTTGCCTTTACAAGTGGCTACACTGGTGGTGATGGCGTTACGCTAGTCAACTCAGCTCACCCAATTGCAAACGGTGGCACTTTCAGTAATCAATTAAGCACTGCAGCTTCAATGTCACAAACATCAGTTGAACAATTATTGATTCAAATCCGCTCTGCTGTAGACAATAACGGTAAACGTATTCGTCTTAAAGCTGAACGGTTAGTAGTTCCACCAGCACTAGAATTCCAAGCTGAAGTTATCTTGAAATCTGTGTTGCGTTCAGGTACTGCTGACAATGATTTGAACCCTATCAAATCAACAGGTATGTTACCAAAAGGCGCTCATGTAGTTACTCGTTTGAGCTCTTCTAAAGCTTGGTGGATCCAAACAGATGCAGAAAATGGCTTAATGCTAGTTATGCGTCGTCCGATGGAAAAATCTGTCGAGGGCGATTTTGAAACTGACTCAATGCGCTATAAAGCAACTGAGCGTTATAGTACTGGTTGGCATGATGCCCGGAATATTTACGGCACTGCTGGACTTTAGTATCCTGTAAGAAATAAAAAAGCTACCCTTAAAAAAGGTAGCTTTTTTACATTTAGGCGAGTATAATATTAAAAATATGGTTGAAGATAAAGAAAATCAAAAAAGATTAGCAAAAGAATGGTATGAGAAAAATAAAGATCGCGCTAAAGAAAATGCTCGTCAGTGGGCTTTAAATAACCCAGATAAAAGAAAGGAAATTATAAGAAAATGGCGAGAAGAAAATATAGAACAATACAAGGCTACTAATAGAAATTGGACTTCAAAAAATCAAGATAGGAAAACAGCAATAGAAGGTAAACGTAGATCTTCTAAGTTATTAAGAACACCAAAATGGCTCACAGCCGATGATATAGAGCATATGCGGGCTTTATATTCTTTGGCAGCAATGTTTCAAAGAGAATCAGGTATTATGTATCATGTGGATCATATTATTCCCCTACAAGGCAAACTGGTATCAGGGCTTCATGTACCAAATAACCTTCGTGTCATTCCCGCAGTAGACAACCTTAAAAAATCAAATAAACACGTTATGTAGGGCGTGAATTCCTTGTTATATGTATTAGTGGTATTAGGAAGAATCATCCCACTCTGACTACCGACCTTCCCGGTAAGACGACTTAGAGACAGATTGGGATAACCACTAAGATAAGGAACTATCATGTCATCAACATTTACCACACCAATTCGCGTATTCAAACGCAACAACCCAACAAACAACGGTGTTATCACTCCAGACAACACAGGCGCAGCTCAAGTATCTCA